AGAACAAACAACACTCCGTCACTATATTGTTTTTCTTGGTATGATTCACCATCAGAATAGGTAGTCCAGTCTTTTTCGGATTCTGGGTGACCTAGATACCTAATCCAATTATGGATGGATCTATAGTTTTTCAGATCTTCATCAACCAAAAATCTAATAGTTAGATCATCATAATTTACTTCATCACCTGGTTCTGGTAAAGTATTGAATCTAGTTGCTTGAGTTGCTACAGCTAAATTCTGTGATGGTACGTTAGCAGATTGACAGTAAAAAGATACTCCAGGCAATTTTTTTAGACTAAACTGGAACCCAACTCCCGATAAGAAGTTAGATGGACAGTTTGGATTGTCAGCAAAATATGCCATAACGTTTTAGAATTATTTATAAAAAAAGAGGGCCCCTTTGGGACCCTCCAGAAACATGTGAAGAATGGATCACATGAGGTTGAGAACGCGAGTTCTTCTGTAGTAGTTGTTCGCGTTTGCAACGAGAGCGTTGCTGGACTGAGTAGTTCCACGGGAGAATGGGTTCGCGACCATGCCGTAGCGAGTCTTGAAGCCAATCTTTGGTTGGAAGGTGTCCTGACCGATGGAGCGAACCATCTGGAGAGGAACGTATGGGCAGTAGAAGAGACCTGCATCATATGCAGAAGTACCCTTATAACCCATGACGTAGAAGTGGTCATCTGCAATGTTAGCAGAATATGGGTCAACATAGACCTTGATACGACCGTTAAGAGTACCAACTAGAGTGGACTCGGTGTCGTCAACGCCGGTTAGACCGTTGTTACCACCAAGAGCAGGAGCGTAGTCAAGAACGCCTGCCATACCTAGAGCACTTGCAACGTCTGCAGAACAGACGATGAAGTTGCCCTTCCCGCGACGAGTCTCTTGACCGATCGCGTTAGCATCTCTTTCAATCTGGTAGATAAGTCCTTTGAACTTCTCTGCCATCCAGCGACCGTTGGAGTCAACGTCAAGGTCGAATGAACCTGCGTTTGCAACGTTGTTCTGAGCACCAGGCTTAGCAGTTACGTAGATGGTACGAACGACTTCGCGGTTGATTTCAGCAAGAACTTCAGCAGAAAGAATGTTAGCAAGTTCTGCTTCAGCATCAAGACCATGGATCGCCTTGAGGTCTTGTGCGAGTTCTAAGGAGTACTCAGCTTTTAGCGCACGACCTTTTGCTTCAACAGCAACTTTCTCGATCGAGAATGACATCTCGCGGAAAGCGGTTGAAGCGGAAGATCCAAGTGCTTCCTGAGTAGCGGTGTTCATACCACCGACTGCAGCGTAGTTACCACCAGCAGCAAGAACTGCAGGGTTGGTTGCGTCTTCACCAGTTGCAGCAGAGTATGTACCGTCGTCAGCAGAGAATCCAGTTGGAGTCTCGTTATAGAATGCTTCGTTGGTGAATACGTTTGGATTCGCACCGTTACCATCGCGGTCAGTACCACGCTGGGAGCGCATTGCGAAGATAAGTCCAGTAGGACCAGACATTGGTTGTACACCACAAATGTCGTATGCCATCAACTTAGGCATGGAACGACGAATGAGGCTGATTAGAACTGGATCGAAACCAGCAACAGGTGGGTTAGCGCCTGAACCAGAGAAACCGAGGTTACCAGCAGAGTTGGTTGGACCTTCAGCAAGCATTCCGCGCTCTTCACGCATGAAACGCTCTTGGTTCTCAAGAAGAACAGCTGTTACAGCGCGTCTATGAGGATCTTTGATTGACTCTAGAGCAGAGGACTCAAGAATGGGAGACCACTTCTCTTGAAGGGATTCTGAATTATACATTTTGGATTTTCTCCTAGTTGTTTGTTATGTTAGGAATCTAAGATTATTTAGTAAAGATGTCACTTAGTCCATCTTCTAAGGGCAGCTTCATAAGCAGCCATTGGACTTGAAGGATCAGAAACAGTAGTTTCAGTCTTCTGTTCGACTAGATCTTCCGTAGAAGATGCTTGTGTCTTAGGGAAATAATTTTCCTTGATCGTTTCGATCTTTTCACGATAAGATTCTTCACTAACGAACTCAACACCTTCTGCTAAAGAGGTAAGCTTTTCTTTTTGTGTCTGAGCAAGACCCTCGGAAATTTCTGCAATTACTCCATTTTTAATATAGTTTCCGATCGTCTGATTGAGCTCAACGTTTGTCTCGATTTGCTCGTTGAGTTTCACTTCCATTTGATCTAATTTCTCGGACATTTCGCCGAGAACATCATACTTATCTTCAGGGATATCGACATAATGTTCTTCGAAGAGGTTCTTAAGTCCAAGAATGAACTCTTCGGTCAAGTCACTGCGGAGACCGCTGTCAATAGCGATCTTGTTTTCATTAACCCACTGTTCAGTAGCATACTCAAGGTGGGCTTCAACTTTGGTTTCTAGAGATTCTTTCATCTCTGCAACCTGTGCTTCGAGTTTCTCCTCGTAGACTTTTTCAAGTTTCTCAACTTCTTCAACAACTTTAGCCTTTACAGCAGCTTCAAAGATTGTTGATGCTTTAAACTTGAACTCCTCGGAGAACTCTTCTCCACGAAGAAGTGCTTCAACGTCATCTTTAACATCGATAGACATTTCTGGTTCTACTTCTTCGCTTTCCTTCATACCAGCTTGACCAGGTGCGGAACCTTGGAGAGTTGGCATTGGATCAGGAGCACCAGCACCTTGATTAACTCTGTTAGAAATTTTCGATGCTTTCGCAGAAACTTTCTTACCAGGAGTTTCTTCTGTTCCAGGTGCAGTTTTGGTTAGCGGACCGCCAAGATCTTCAGCAGAACCAGTCTGACCTGGAACAGTGTTATCAATCTTTGGCATTGGATCTGCGGCACTTGCGTTTGAAGTTACCGAAGACTCTTCTAATTCAATATTTTTATCGGACATGGGTTTCCCTCTAAAGAAAATGGTATTTTCTAATAATATTTATTAAAGTTGAATGTTACGTAAAAGACTTTCAAATACTTTTAATTGTCTTTCTACTAGTTCATGTTGCGGAGAATTATCAATATATGATTTTGATCTCGCGAGTTGTGACTCTTGCCACACACCGTTTGACCAAATCCACTCTACGCCCTCCATGATTCCCTCAACAAAAGCATCGGGAGCGGAAGGATCTGCCACAATATCAGCAGCAGTAGAAAGCATAAAATCGTCTTTAACAACGTTCATGTCGCCTTTTCTTTCAATAGAACCAAGTCCTCTTGAAGAAACTCCGAGTTTTACACCCTCATCAAGTAGATTCTTTGCGATTCTACCCATGGGGGTCTCAAGAATTTTTGCCTTTCCAATGAAGTTTCTACCTTCTGCTTGGAGAGAAACGATTTTATGTGAAACACGATCTAGATTAATAGATGGACCATCAGGATGACCCAACTCACCTAGAGCTCTACCTCTTTGAATATAGTTTTCATTATACTTACCAACTTCACGACTTAGAGTGTCGAAAGGATACATCCTACCATTACGATTTTTAATTTCGGATTGTAGGAAGACACCCTCAATGAAATGTGACTTTTTGCCACTATCATTTGATTCGGTGATAAATTTAACGTCTACAATTTCTTCGGAGATAAGTTTCATTGTTCTTCTGTAGTTGATTCTGGTTCTTCTATAGATGCTTCAGGTTCTTCTGGAGTCTCATCTTTTAAATTGACTTCAGTATCCTGATCGTCTAACTTATCAGGATCAAAAAAATGTTTTGCAATTTGCACTTTACGGGCTTCTAGTTCTTCCGAACTTTTTCCATAAAGCGCATCATAAATTTTTTCATTCGCATTGATGTTATCTTTATTTAGAATCGCATCAACGATTTCTTGGGATACAGTAGTCATAATAACTGATAGTTTTTATTATTTATCAAATATTACCTTTGTTATAATCAGAAGGTGAGATAGCTGCAGAGAAAGCACTATCTAAATCAGATCCTGCTTCCGCATCAGCACCACCGCCACCAGGAAGCGCTGGTTGTTCTCCACCCATTTGATCCATCATTTGCATGGGATCCTGAATAATTCCGAGTTGTCTTTCTTTATCTATTTGTAGATCAAGTTCTTCAATCTCTTCATCGGTAAATTGTAAAACTTGTTTACGGATGTACTCCACTGAGAAGTACTTTCCTATATAGGGTTCCATCAAGCCAACAGAATTTAATCTTTCTGTCAGTAATTCATTATTCTTTAACTCTGTAAAATGGTTGTCGAAGATATAATCATATTGAATATTTTCTTTAAGATCATCCCAATCCTCAAGGGTCATAATACCCTTAAGAACTAGTTGAGTTTTTAATAAATCGTGGAATAGTTCTGAGAATTTTTTACGAAGACGACCAACAAATTTAGCAAACTTAAGTTCGTCCCTGGTGATTTCGTTTGTTCTTCCGATTGTGAAAGACGATTCTTGTTCAAGTCTTGAAAGAGGAATGTTCAAAGACTTATAAAGTTTTTTCTGGAAATACTTGACATCCTCTAGTTCACCTAGATTCTGTCCACCAGGAAGTGTGGTAATCTCAGTACCACGACCACCCTCTCTACGAGGCAACCAGAAATCTTCTAGCATACTCATATGTTTACGATCATCACGTACTTCACCAGTGTTTGAATCATAAACTAACTTATTACGGTAGCGATTCATAACCTCTCTAAGGTATTGTTCCGCTTTCATTTTTGGTAGATTACCAACGTCAATATAGAAAATTCTACGTTCTGGAGCACGTGATAATCTGTAGATAACGAGAGAATCTTCAATCATACGGAGTTGATTTACCGCCTTAATTGCTTTGTGTAGGAATGATAGGACACTATTTCTATTATGATCCATCAAACCAGAGTTTACGAATGTAATTGCATCTGAAGCAATTTTTAATCCTTTTGCTTGAGTTGCTTTATATCCGTGTGGGAAGTACATATAATATTCAAGTACTTCACCATAATCATATTTTTCTCCCGCTGGTCCTATTTCTACTTGAGAGACGTTAGGTTTTTTCTTAATTACTTCTCTTACTTTTTTAATTTTAAGTGCGTCAATATATCTCAACTCTTTGATACCCTCTGCAGGATTATCAAAGTCGATCATCTTATGATAGTGAAGTCTTCCATCGATGTACCATCTACGGAAAATATCGTGACACCTTTTATCAAAATCCAATAAACGTAAAATATAATCAAATTCTTCTCTAACTTGTTTTTTAATTTTTTCGCTGACTTCTAGATTACTTAGTTCAATTTTAACTGGAGCAAAATCTAAGTCACTACTAATAGATTCATTGATGATATCATCAATAGCACTATCACACTCTGGATGTAGAGCAATCTCTCTGTATTTTTTGATCAGATCAAAGTCATTATTATTCTTTGGAATTCCATCAATATCTACATACTGACCAAAATAGGCACCTGCAGCTACTGTGGAGGTGCCATCATCATTATTGGGAGGAGCGGGTGAAAAAAGTTTTTCTTTCTTTTTACGCTCCTCAATTGAAAATCCAAATAATTGGGACATAGTATAATATGCGTGTATTCTTCCTACTATTTATCAGACACCAGTATCAAGGCTTGGATTGGAAGCCTCGTAGTAGTTGTATTGGAATTCAACAGTGAATTCCTCAATCTGATCATTTGATTCATAGGAAAGATCAATTGCGGATAGTGAAGAAGGCCATGCATCATAGAACTTATATGCACGGACGACATCCATACCATCAACACCAGCAGCAGTGATGTTAGTTGGTGTTTTGTTTGGAGTCTTCTTATCTCTGCTGAGTTGGAATACCTCAAGGTCTACACAATAACCAGGATTATCATCACCATAACCGAGTTGCGATACGTTCTCAGTTAGAGCATTGATACCTCTTGACCATGTTTCGAATGCTTTACGAATACCGAACTCGCCGTCATTGACGACTGTTACGGACCATGGTTCAAAAGTTCTGTCACCAGCAACCTTTAGCATTCTTCCTCTGAAAGGAACATCAATTGTTCCGATTGTTGAAGCAGGAAGTTGAGCAGTTTTTACAAGAAACTCTGCTCTTTCAGTCAAAATATTTGATGAATCGACTGCTTCGATGTCAGCAATTTGACTTAGTGTTGTTGGGAAATTGAGGCGGACCAGAAATAGATTGGGTCTGGCGCCTCCATTAATTAGTTTAGTTTTAAACTCTGAAATACCTCTAGCCATTTTTGTTGTCTCCTAGTAGTGTTTTGTCGAAAAAATAGAAATCAGTTAATTAACTCATTGAAAGAAACACCAGTTCTAGTCGCTACGAAAGAAATTGTGATGTAGTTGATAGAACGCGCTGGTTTGATGAAGATTTCAGCAACCAACTCATTTCTGTCAATAACATCTCCAGTGTTGTTTGAAGTATCACAAACAACCAAGAAGTCGTAGATACCTCTTCTTCCTTGAATACCTCTTAGATAAGGTTCAACGGCGGCTCTAAATCCAGATCTCGTCAATTCATCATTGATCTCAAAGAGTTGATATTTCGAGAACTGTGCAATGTTCTTCTCAAGTTCAATAAACAAACGACGAACATTAATTCTGTCAAATGCACTAGGAGATGCGAGAGCGGTTTTATCACCGAATAATACAATACCCTGACCAGGGAAAGCAACAATTGGGTTTACTCTATTTGTGTATAGTCTATCTCTTTCAGCTTGTCTTGGTGAGTATGCAAGTTTGGTTGCATTACGAACCTGTCCTCTGTTATAACCAGCAGGAGAGAACCAAGTTTCTGAGTTGAGTGTAGTTGATAAGCAAAGACCTGCTACATCAGCAGCACATGGAACATAACGATAAACATCATTGTACTTATCATAAATGTACTTATAACCAGAATCGTAAATAGCGTACGAGGTGCTTGGTAGAGTCTTGAAGAATGAGATGATATCGTCAGTCTTCTTGGTAGAACTATTTGAGTTGATTACATCACTTCTTTCAGGAGAAGCAACTACAATACAATCTCTTCTCTTATCAGCGATTGCAATTAGTCTAACAACAGCAGAAGCAGTTATTTTACCAGGAATTAGGAAATCAATATCTCCAAAAATTTCTGGATCTTCTACCAAATCGTATCCATCAACAACAGCATCTTGAATCGCTGCTGCACTATTTGCCCAATCATACTCAGCACCACTAGCAAGTTTACGTGACTCGGTAGATGCACCAGAGAATGAGAACAACTTAAATGTTGCATTTAGTTGAGCACCACCAATATCAGTTGCTGTACCAGATTGACCAGCAAGTGCTAGTTGATCACCAGAGTCAGCGAAAGTTTCACTTCCGGCATACACAAATGATGATTGATTCGTAACTACCTTATTCCAGTAAAGTGCATCACCAGAATCAGATTTTGCATCAGATGCTTTAGATACAAAAGTAAGAGTCTCTAGAACACTGTTCTTAACACCACTGTAAATACCATCTGTATCAATTACAGCAATGTGGAATTCGTCATACTTACCACCTGCTTCTTTTACACTTGCAGATGTTCCTGGTTGTGGAGCAATTGAAGTCCACTTAAGTCCAGGTGCATATTCTAGTGTAGCATACACATCATCAGATACTATTGCAGAAACTGTAGCAACTGCTGTGCTATCTGCTTCAACTAATGCTTCAGTACCAGTTAGTCTCTTTGTTGTATCCCAAAGAGTAATATCTAGAGTGTTAGCATCTGGAATTGCAAATACGTTAGCCTTATAAACAACTCCTCCAGTAGTCCACTGAACATACTTTCCTAAATCTGATGATGTCAAACCGTGACCAGTTGCAGTAACTCTTTGGTCTGCACCGTGGTCAACAACCGCAACAGAAATTCCGTTGAAGTTAGTACCAGGAGTTCTTGCTGCCCACTCATATGCGCCTGGAGTACCAGATTCAAATTCATCTTTGTTCTTAATTAAGAGATTGGTCAAACTTGTACCAGCTCTTACAATGTTTGCGTTATTTAATCCAAGACCAGAAGCGACTGGACGGATGACTGCAGCAACAGCACCGTATTGGATGATTGTACTTGCAGCAAACCAAGATTCGTAATTGTACTTGTTTGGTTCACCAAATATTTCTACTAATTCTCTCTCGCTTGAGATGTAAGTTACTTGATCAGTAGGTCCCTTTTCAGCAGCAATAGAAATAACACCAATATTTTGATCTGCTACGTTAACTGTTGCTGTAAAATCAACCTCTTTGACTAGTACTCCAGGAGAAGCTAATGCCATGTTTTATACCTCTATGAGATTTTTTTCTCAAAACTATTTATTATTTACCCCTTCTTCAGAGGGAAAACAATGCATGAACCCTTTACCAGTCTGGATAGTCATTCTGTGATGGTCTATCATTTCTTCTCGAATCCATCACACGTTTTATAGTGCAAGCTTTACATTCATATGAATATGATGATGGGAGAGTTACTTTATTTTTTCTAATTTTGTAAAAATCTGTAAGCAAATCTTTCTCCTTGCCACAAGTTCTACATGTTCTAGTGGAAAATAACAAATGATCTAAAGAAAAATTTTCGTCTATATCCATCATAGTTCTCTGTAGTTATAGTCTAATATAATTCTATTAAGAGAATTTCTCAAGTACCATAGATGTTCTTGTTCTTCAGCTGGTCTCTTTGGATATCCCTCCCACATCTCAATTCTTTTCATTACACAATGTTGTAATAATCTTATATCTTGTATTGTGAGATTGACTTGATAATCAAAAGACTTTTCCTCATCCATTACTTATACTCCCACATATAAGACATTTCTCCATATTCATCTACTTTATTCCAAACATCTCCAGCCTCATCTACATACGTATCTTCATCATCAACACCAGTCAGAATAAAACCAAATGGCGCCATATCCTCTTCAATAGATTCGCGCTGGTCCTCAAAGATTCTCTTTCTAACATCGTCTGAAGTTAATTCCCTGAAGTAATCTTGTACAGCTAACCAAGCAAAAATAACCAGACACATTGCGAGGTCATCATTACATCCTTCTTCCGCCTCAAATGATTGTTTCTTCTGAATGAATGTTGTCATTTCAGCGATGATATCATAATCACTGATAATTAATTTATCATCCTCAATTAATGCCTTGAGGTTTGAACACCCAGTTTTCTTAACAGTAGATGTCATTTTTAAACCCAACTGTGATTTGTGTGAGAATCCCTGTCCGACAATCTGACCAGCACGTCCTCTCATAGCACACATAAGAAGATTTTCGTATTCCATATCAAACTGCATAATGTCTGCAACTTGACCACCAATATCATTTACTTCGCAAAGTACATACGCTTTATTATAACTTCGTGCAACTGGATCAATAATATTTGGAAACAGTAATGGTTTGATCATGTTGTTCTTATATTTTGCAACTACTTTATAAGGTATAGAAGTGATATCTACAACAACAAATGCAGAGTAATCATTGCTAACACCCCTAGATACGTCAACCGTCATCACATATTCATGATCTGGGATGGGTTGTTCATATACATCCAATCCATTACGTCTCTCCAATGGATCTTCATAAACCATTGTCCTGAGTTTAGATGCAGCAATAAGAGTATCGACAGATCCTAAGAACTCACATTCAAATTCTTGTGTGAATTGTCGTTCTGATGTGTTTTTAATTGTCTGCTCTTTCCAGGCAGCGTCTCTACCAGGTACTTGAGACCAATGTACTTCTGTAGTCGTATATTCATTCTTACCCCTCTCAGCGTCATGCCAGAGTTTGTAGAACATGTTCATCCCATTGGGAGTGGAGATGATAATAACTTTAGTAGACTTACCAGATGAAATCGTAGGATACACAGACGAGAAAAACTGTTCTGCAATATGATTTGGAACGAACGCAAATTCGTCTAAGAAAATAATATTGAATGACATACCTCGAACAGCAGAACTAGATGTGGATGCTGCAAGGATTTTAGATCCATTCTCTAGTTCTACGTTACCTTTATTCCATGCAAGAATGCCATGTTGCATCCAACGTGGTAAATTCTCATATGCTAATTGTAAACGAGATAATAGTTCTCTTGACGTAGATGCTTTGTTTGCAAGAATACCAATATTTACATTGTCATTAAATATGATATAATGAAGCAAGTAAGAAACCACAGTAGTAGACTTACCAGTTTGTCGAGGTAGTTTGGCAATGTTAAATCTATTTTCATGGAAACGTTGTACCATTTCCTCTTGGAAATCGTACATACTAAAAGGTACTAGACCTTCGTCTAGTGAAACAATTTTGATGTAATTTCTAGCAAAATAAACAGGATCTTCTCTACATTTGATAAACTCCTGAACTTGATCAGGAGTAAACTCAATTGCAGTATTTGCTTTCTTTAGATTAGGATTACCAAGATATACGCTATCAGTCACATCAAAATATCTAACTCTAATTATTTAGAGGTCACCAAACCTATCATTCATGTCTTGGATATTCTTTTTGCGTTCGGTAATCATGCCATCAATGTACCCAGCACGATATTCCCAAGTTTGACCACCTTCTTTGCCCTTCATTGGGTTGATGCACTGATGGTTACCAAGCTTGTTACAAACAAGACCAGCAAGGTCAAGCTCACTAGACTCAGATGTATTCCCAGTGCCACCCCAGACATGCTGGCCATTAATCCACGCCGCTCCACATTTTTCACATTCTCTCCTTTCGAGTTTGAGATCCGAAAATTCACGGTCAGAATCCATAATAGTTCCTATGGTAGTGTGTTCTAATTATACTAGACTATTTAACAAAGACTGTATAGCTTAAGACTTATATTAGATTATGCAGACACAACGTTATTGTCTTTGTCTCTTCTCTGGTATGTACCAGGAGTTCTGGTTGTGTTGTCGGAGTTTCTCGCTTGATATGTTCCAGGAGTTCTAGTTGTGTTATTAGATTTTCTTGCCTGATAATCTCCGTTAAAATCTTTCCACTGTCTTTGTGTCCACCCTTCGTTGCCACTGAAGTGTGTGACAGTTGTTGATGTAGGTTGGGTAGAATCTGCAGTA